CAATACCTAAATTTAGTTTCAGACCATTCTTTTGGTTTTTCATTAGCCATTAATAATGGTAATTTATCCATTTTAGCTCCATCTCCATGCTCTAATCCAATTAAACTATTACCATACTTATAATATTTTCTATGAGAAACTTCAGCATCAACAGTAACATCATCACATTTTCTAAACCAACTCTTAAGTGCATGAGCTAAATGAAAACCACTTTGATAATCATGATTGCTCATTGAATGCACACAATCTACAGGAGCCACCTCCCTTAAAATCTCCACACATTGCACATATAAAGCTAAAGCAATTTCAAAATGCTCCCACCATTTACCATCTGTATCTTGTGGGGTTCCTTTAGTTGTAGTTCCATAAACATTGTCTATATGTAGAATATCATTACCAATACAAAAAAGTATTCTATCTACATTAAAGTTTTCTACCTTCCATAATATACCATTTATACCCTCTATAACTCTTTCAACAGCAGTGTCTATATCATAACCGTCAACAGTTTCAACGCTATTTGCATATTTACCTATATGAATATCAGCTGGATTTATTACTAACAAATGTTCGTTAGCATCTTTTTTATTTCTTTTTAATTTTTTGTAGTTTGGAGAGTAGTTTTCTATTAAATCTTTGATTTTAGGTAATATACTTTCTTTATCAACTACATCTTCTTTAGTAACTATAGAGAACCTTAATTCTCCTGATGATGATTGCCAGTGTTTAACACTAACAACATCCTTTTTATTTATACCTCTATCCTTTAAATGAATTTCTAATGCTGTATTGCCATTGATATTGTCAACAGTTTCAGCTCTATTTTGATAGACTAATTCTTCTTCTTCTTTACTAAGTCTTAATCTTCTACCATACTCTTTCATATTTTTTTTTTCAAATATACAAAAAAATATTTATAAAAACGCAAAAGGGGGAACTACCCCCCTTTCACAACCCAAAAAAACTACTTGAAAACACACGAATATTCCCGAAAGGGAATAGTAGTTACCTGCAAAGATAACTATTTTTTACAACATTCTTTACTACAAACAGGATTTTTTTCAAATACTGAAAAAATTAAAGGTAATACACCTATACCCGTTAGTATTAAATTATTTGTTGTTATACCATGTAATGTTATATCTGCTGATGCAGCTAAAACAACTACTCCTGATACAGTTCTTTTACTAGACCACTTACCCTTGTTATCTTTAAATAACTCTAATACAGCTTTTACTAACTCTGTAATTGGTTTTATGGCGCTGTCCGCAACAGCAGACCCTATCCATTTTGTAAATGGGTTTTTTAATTTAATACCCATACTATTTCTTAGATATATCAGCTATTCCCTGACCTAATATAAGAGCAAGAATTGCGTAATAAACTTTTTCAACTTCTACTTCGGTTAAACCTAATTTAGCTGCAATAAAAGGAACAAATATAGCTCCCATTGTGTACCAAAATTTTCTTGAACCAAACATTTTTTTTAAAATTTCCATTTTTTATTTATTTAATTAATATATTCTATTGTTACTTCTTTACCATCCTCTAAAGCTTTAGCTATAGGAGGATATATTCTTGTGTACGCCTGAGTTGATTTTCCTATGTAACCATCTTTTTCAATTTGATTATTAACTTGAGTATCTCCAACAAGCAAACAACCAGAAGTGTGCTCATCAGTATTACCGCAATGTATAAGTATATACTCAAAGTTCGGAACATCTCTTACCCATAAAGTCCCCTTATGTATATCAGAGAACCTTTTTTTATATTTATTATGTATTCCACCAACTGTTCTTAAAGTTATTCTATATGTCCCTTCTGGTATTCTAGTTTCTGTTATAATCTTTTTTTCCATAGGCCTATACTCATCTTCTAAAGTATAACACAAAAACTTCTCCCCATCCGTTACATCAAACAAAAGACCATTTGTAGAATCTTCTTCACTACTAAATCGTACTACTTTTAATTTCATACTATCTTCCTTGACCTCTATACTTTTTTTTATAACCTGTTTGTCCCTTAGAAGCATTCTTACTATGAACTCCCTTACGCTTCTTACTATTAGTTTCCCTAAAGACAAACCCTAATCCTTTCCTAGCCATTACGACAATGGAGCTGTTATCATTAATACCTCAACATCACAAGCTGCTGTATCAGCATCAGCTGATATCTGAGTTATGTCTGCAAAAGCATTAAATGATGTTCCCGAAGCATCTATATCAATATCAGGACTCATTAAGAAAAATGATTCTCCCGCTTCTAACTTAAAGAATTGAGAGTCTGTTCCATCATACAGTCTAAGTTTTAAGAAATTAGTATCATCTAAATTTGTTATTCTAAAATAACACCAATCATCAGATACTACCTGACCCCTGCCATCTGCTGTAGAAGTATGAAAAATATCTGTAAAAGTTGTTGCTATACTCATTATTCTTTGTATAACCTCTCCTTGACTTTCAAAAGATTTAGATATAGCGTTACCATAAGAAACTCCGTTAAGAACTATATTTTCTGATATTGTTATTGTTGCCGTTGAGGCTGTTACTGTACTTGCCATATTATTTGTTTTTTAATTTGTAAAACTTATATATTGTAAAAGCTATAGCTAAGGATATTGAAACCATAGTTAATATCTCATTACATTCTGTAATTGTTAAAGCACTCGCCCCTCCAGTGGCTATTACTACTTGAATACTATCTTTCATTTCTGTTTTCATTTTTTTTTATTATTCAATACTACCTGTTAAAGCAGGGTTAGTATAACCTATAGAGGTGCCACTATTCAAAGATATACTTGTTACATTATGTAAAATTGTTCCAGCTGGAATTGAAACTCCAACAAGAGAGGTTACTGCAACACCAAATATATCAAGACTATCAAACTCAGAATCTGTTATAACTTGAATCTTGTAAAAGTCCCCATCTATCGCTCCACTTGAACTATTTATAAATGTTTGAGAACCATCTCCCGTTAATTCTCTAAGTTTTCCTAAAGCTACTGCGTCCATTTTTTTATTTTTTAATATTATTAATTTTTGTTTTTTATATTTTTTAATCTGATGTTAAAGAATCTGTATCTTCCTCTATATCAGTACCTTCTGCGTTCTTTTCCCAACCTAAAAACGAATGAGCACAATCTGTTGGGAATATCTCGTTATCTCCAAAGTCAAATTCTTCTGTAGTCATTAAGTCGTAATAAACTCCATCATAATAAATAGGAGGAGTTAATTCATTTCCTTCATCATCATAAGTTGCAGGTACCTCTACTATCTTGCCTATATAGACTATAGCCTGAGTACCATTAATGTAAACATCTTGACTTACTCCTTCTTCAGTTACTACTTCATAAGTACCTTTAGAAAGTAAATCTGCATCTCCTTGTGCTTTTGTTTCGTATTGTAATTTGTATATATTCATTTTATATTGTTGTTAATGTTATTAATTCTGGGTCTGTTAATGCTGTTTTATATACCTGTAGGTGTTTTACTTTGCCTTCAAATGGTACTGTTCCACCATAATTTGAAAACTCAAGTTGATTTGTTCCTGACAAAGCAGATACGCTAAAATCAGTATCAACTTCTGTACCATTAATCCATAAAGCACAATCATTTTCTTTGTATTTAAGCGCTATTTTATTAGAATTTGTTTGGTTGTAAGTTGCAGGTGAAACTAAATTACCATCAGAACCAACAAAACCTTTTATAGTATTTGCTAATATATCCCATTCAACACTAACTCTATTTGTTATCGTACCATCTGATAGTGTTATACGACAATCTGCACCATTTTCAAATGTAGAGGCCTCAATAAACAAAACACCCTCCTCACTATTTATCAAATCACTAATACCTGTCTTTTCGTATTGGTCTTGTATACGAGTAACTGTAGTGCCGTATGTTGGAATGTAAGATGTTGCGTAAGAGCCTTCTTCTAATTGTGCGCCCCAAAAAGATATATCTGCTAATTGGTCATCATCACCCCTTGCTACAATTCCAAAGTTTCTTGCGTTAGTTGAATTTGAAACAACTTGCACATCAAATCTTTGCCATTCAGTTGTAGCAGTAAATTCTGCCCCATAAACACTATTTAAAAGATATGTAAGAGTAACACTTGAACCTGAATTACTTTTTATATAAAAAGAAAAAGTATAAGTACTACTTCCATCTAATGCAATACTCTCTGCAATACCACTTACATCAGATGAACTTGAACCATTGGTATTAAGTTCAACTCTTGAAGCATTTGTACTTCCATCGGGAGATACTACATAACTATCTGTTATTACAGGGTTTAAACCACCACCCCCTGAATAATTATTCCAAGTAGATATTGCCTCACTATAAGGTATAAGATTAGTCCTCT